GAGAAAGTTTTGGTTGTTTTTGGCTCCCAACGCAAGACCCTTTTATTTATATGATCCGGGAAGTGTGAAGGTATTTCACCCTGTACCCAGTTGTCGTACACACCTTTTGGTGCAACTATTAACGCGGCATCTATTTCACCCTGTTCGAACAACACACCTATATTATCTACAACGACTTTTGATTTTCCTGTACCCATCTCCATAAAGAGTGCATAGTACTCCTTATCCCAACACTTCTGAAGTGTGCTTAACTGGTGATCGAACGGTTTTGTTTTAAATTCGTATTTCTTCATGCTCTACCCCTTGACTATAGGAATTTATAAGAGTATATGAAAATATGTCAAGGCCCCAAAAAGGTCTTTAACAACGAACCACGGACCACGAAGGAGACTATATGTCAGAGGATCTGATACAACAAATGGAGCAAGACTTTGAAGAAAAGTTTGCCTCTAATTTGGAAAAGACTGACGGAGGCGCACTGAAAACAGTAGCCGAGTTAGCAAGAATAATAAAAGCAAAAGAACAAGAGGTTGCAGATTTAGAGCGGCAGTTTAAAGATGCCAAAAAAGATTTGCTGCGTCTAACAGATGAGGAACTACCCGCATCTATGGCAGAAATGGGGCTTGCCTCGTTTACCTTGGATGACGGTTCCACCATCGACGTGAAACCAACTTATGGTGCATCGATCTTGGTTGCAAACCGAGAAGCAGCGTATGAGTGGTTGAGGGACCACGGTTACGACGACATTATCAAGAATGATGTGTCGGTATCGTTTGGTCGGGGGGAGGATGATATGGCGGGATCTTTCAAGGCTCTTGCTGAAAAAGAAGGATATGTTCCTCAACAGAACACAAGTATTCATTCCCAAACACTTAGAGCTTTTGTTCGCGAAAGAGTGGAGGCGGGCGATGAGTTTCCAATGGATTTATTTGGGGCCTATGTTGGGCAACGCGCAGTTATAAAAGGAGCAAAAAATGGGTAAAGCTGTAACCAAAGCAAACAAGTCAGAAATGGCTGAATTTGATCCGTCTATGTTTGAGGCGGATGCGGGTGATGGAATAAGAGATTTGACGCAAGAGGATCTGGCACTGCCGTTCCTTAAAATCTTATCTGGTCTTGATCCGCTGTTGGATGAACTTGACACTGCACGACGCGGTGATCTTTACAACACTGTGTCTGGTCAGGTTTATAGTGGTAAGGATGGGATACGTGTTATACCCTGTGCTTACCAAAGGCGTTTCATTCAGTGGGCACCAAGAGGATCAGGGAGTGGTGCGCCTCTAGCTATATTTGAAACGCAACAAGAGTGTCCTCCTGTTAAACGCAGCGAGGACGATAATAAGGACTACGTTGTAAACGGCGACGGTTCTTATATTGAAGAAACGCATCAACACTTTGTTGTCATTATCAATGAAGATGGTTCTGCTGAGACTGCGTTGATTGCGATGAAGTCCACTGCGCTTAAAAAAAGCCGTAAGTGGAATAGCATGATGTCCTCGGTACAAATGCAAGGAAAGAACGGTCCGTTTACGCCGCCTCGCTTTAGCCAAGTATATCATCTCAAAACTGTTCAAGAAGAAAACAGTAAGGGTTCGTGGCACAATTGGGAGATGAGCCGCGAAGGACCTGTGACCGATGGTGGTTTATACAAACGCTCCAAAGATTTTTTTGAGAGCATCACTAGCGGTGACGTGGTCGTGAAACATGAAAACGAGGACGCATCTAAACAGGGTACCTCAGATGACAAGACTGAGGCTCCGGCTGAGTCTCCGTTTTAGTTTCACAGGGCGGCCTAGTGTCAGGACGGGCCGCCCACCCTTTGAGGTAAACCATGTCAGTAGAAAAATTCTCAGCCATTTTTGATGGCTTACAAGAAGCATATGGTACTTATAAAGTAGAGACGAAACAGTCTAACGGTAAGAATACAGGCAAAGCCGCGATTGTACGCGAACCACGGACCAAGAAACTCTGGGAGGGCCACCTGTCTGGTAAAGGCAGTTCAGTCGGCATCATCCCGATCAATGCTGAAAACAAATGTAAGTGGGGTTGTGTCGATGTTGATCAGTACCCGCTCGATCATAAGCTTCTGATTGAGAAGATCAGGCGTTTGAAATTACCTTTGGTCGTGTGTCGATCAAAGTCAGGTGGGGCACACTGCTTTCTCTTCGCATCCGAATGGGTCGAGGCAAGAGACATGCAGAAGTCACTACAAAGTATTTCCGCGGCTCTTGGCTATGGGGACAGTGAGATCTTCCCAAAGCAAGTAAAGCTGCATCTAGATAGAGGGGACGTAGGAAACTTTCTTAACTTACCCTACTACAACGCAGAGGAGGGCCTACGGTACGCCTTTCTGGATGATGGGACCTCTGCAACCCTAGAAGAGTTTATCGAACTGTACGAGGCGCATAAGCAGACGCCAGAGCAAATTACAAAGATACAGATCGAAAGCACCGCAAATATATCAGACTTTGAGGGCGGGCCACCGTGTCTCAAGATCTTGGCAAAGATGAAAATATCAGAGGGCGGGCGTAATAACGGCCTGTTCAACGTCGGCGTATTTCTACGCAAAGCTTACCCAGACAGTTGGGAAAACGAAATATTAAAATATAACATGGAATATTTTGAACCACCGCTACCTTTAAACGAAGTGAATATCGTAGCCAAACAGGTTCAGCGCAAAGATTATGCCTATAAGTGTAACGACGCGCCTATAAATGCACACTGCAACAAGGACCTCTGCCGCACCATGAAATTTGGGATAGGTGCGGCGGTTGCGGGTGTGCCGATAGCAAACCTCCGCAAGTACAATTCTTCACCGCCTGTTTGGTTTCTGGACGTAAACGGTGAGCCGTTGGAGCTTGACACCGAGGCGTTAATGAGCCAACCCGCTTTTCAGAAAGCATGTATGGAACAATTAAACATGATGCCACGGTCAGTTGCCAAGCAACAGTGGGAGGCCCGTATCGGAGCGTTACTGTCTGAGATGAAAGAAAACGAAAGCGCAATCGTTGAGGTGGCACAAGATGCCAGTATCAGCGGTCAGTTCTATGATTACCTTGAAGAGTTCTGTTCTTACTTACAGAATGCACAAGACAAAGAAGAGATCCTGTTACGCAAGCCTTGGACGGATGACGAGACGCACCTTACATACTTTAGACTCAAAGACTTTGAGGCGTTCTTACGCAAGAATAAATTCTTTGAATACAAATCGCATAAGGTAGCGCAAAGGCTGAGAGACATAAACGGCGAGTCCACAGTCCTCAAGATTAAGGGCAGAGCCGTCAGGGTATGGCATATACCTTCTTTTGAAAGTGGAGATGTGGACATAGATCCACCCAAATTTGGAAACGAGGCACCATTTTGATAGACGAGTTTAAAAGGACGAGAAACAAAGAAATCGTCCGTATGATTGATGAGCAGCATATGACAGCGACTGCGGTGGGTAAGTGGTTTAACATCTCCAAGCAGCGTGTGTCACAGATATATAACAGGGAAAAAAGCAATGTTCAGAATATTCGGCCCACCGGGAACGGGGAAAACCACGACTCTGCTTAATATGGTGGACAAGGCTCTTGAAGAGGGCACACCGCCTATGAGCATTGCATTTCTTGCCTTTACTCGTAAAGCAGCCACCGAAGCCAAAGAACGGGCAGCGGCACGGTTTAAACTAGATCCAAAGCAAGACCTGTTCTACTTCAGAACACTACACAGTCTTGCACTGACCCTGTCTGACATAAAGCCCGAACAGATCATGCAACCAGAGAATTATAACGAACTAAGCACGGCTATCGGTATCAACCTCGTGTCTGGCAACGTGGCAATAGATGATGACATATCTGATGTTCTCAACAAACACGACCCGATTATTAGCCTGATCAACTTAGCCCGCATAAAGAAGACGCCGCTCCGCGAAGAATACAACCACAGTTCCTTACAAGAGGATTGGAACACTATCAATTTTGTAGCCAAGAGCTTGCACGAATACAAAACCTCTTTGGGTTTGTACGATTACACCGACATGCTGCAAAACTTTGTGGATGACGGACACCGCTTCTGCCCTCCGTTTGAGCTTTGCTTTCTAGATGAGGCACAAGACTTGTCTCCGCTACAGTGGGACATAGCTCACCTGATAGAGCAAAAGACCAACCGCATGTACTGCGCGGGGGATGATGACCAAGCCATCTACCGTTGGGCAGGGGCTGATGTAGAACATTTTATTCATTTAGACGGCCCGTCTGAAACACTGTCTAAATCCTACCGCATACCATCTACTGTCCATGACATAGCGCAGCGGATCTCAAGTCGGATCAAAAACCGATACCCGAAGAAGTATGAGCCTCGGCAAGAGCGCGGCGGTTACTCCCGCATTACCGATCTAAATGAGATAGACATGTCGAGAGACAGTTGGCTTGTACTGGCGCAAGCGGGATATCAACTACAGCCCGTGTCTGCCGACCTACGGTCAAACGGATACCTGTTTACCTATCGCGGCTCACGGTCCATTGGTGAGAAAATAAGTGACGCCGTCAACGGGTGGACTGATTTGCAGAAGGGCAAGTCTGTATCTGGTAAGACAGCGCGAAACATCTACAGCTTTATGTCCGTGGGTAAGCGTATTACCCGTGGCTATAAGAAACTGCCCGCGCTTGAAGACACCGACATGGTAAACCTAGCTGAGTTACAAATACACCACGGGTTGGCAATCGTAGACGAAATGATCTGGTCCGAAGCAATGGATAAGATACCCGATAAAGATAGAGCATACATTACAGCTTTGCTGCGACGCGGAGAGAAATTTAATGGCATCCCCCGTATCACAGTGTCCACGATCCACGGATCAAAGGGTGGTGAAGCTGACAATGTCGTGCTTTTCACAGATTTATCTACAGCGGCTGATGAGGCCATGCAGATGAACCCAGACGATATGCACAGAGTTTTTTATGTGGGCGTTACTCGTACTCGTAAAAACTTGTATGTCGTTGAACCAGAAGATGCACACAGGAGTTATGACTTATGAAATGTTGGCACTGTGATGAAAATGTTGTATGGGGCGGCGATCATGATATCGAAGAGCATGATCACATGTCTGAAGACTATCTAATTGAGACTAACATGTTGTGTCCAAACTGTGGATCTTTTTACCTCGTTTACTATCCAAAGGACAAAGATAATGAAACGTGACGAAATATTGAGGCAAGCAGAAACTCTTATTAACGGTGACCGAGCGCAAGACTACGGCGACGCTAAAGAAAACTTCCAAGACATAGCCGATCTCTGGTCGGTCTTTCTCAAGACTGAAATCAATGCAGAACAAGTTGCCGTCTGCATGATCCTGATGAAGTGCGCTCGACTGATGAAGTCTAACCACATGGACGGTTGGGTTGATATTTGTGGGTACGCTGCGCTTGGCGGAGAAAAGTAATGGCCCTACAAATGCACATGTTCGCCCCCAAGAGCGAATGGGTTCCTCCGCATGACTTGCCGGACCTCACTGAGGCCAAAAGAATTGCCATAGATGTGGAGACAAGAGACCCTAATATTAAGGCAAACGGACCAGGATGGGCAACCGGAGATGGCGAGGTTGTAGGCTATGCAATTGCAACCGATACATGGTCTGGTTACATTCCAATTCGACACAATGGCGGCGGCAATCTTGACGAGAA